TGGTTTGGTATCATTGGTCTTGATTACTCTCATTTTAACAATGCCGTTATATCAATAACGTTTTTCTTTGGTTTGTACCTGTTTAACCCACGCCAGATTTGTTGCCTTCTACGATATCCCATGAATGGGACTAGTGCTCTCATAGCAATTCTTGCGCGTTCACCATACAATTGAATGTAGTATACCGTTTGTCTTGAAACCCCATCAGAATTTGACTCTATACTACGCACGACTACATTTGAACCAATCAACATCTCTAAATCTCTGGCCACGCGATGGACGGTATCTTCATCCACCATACGTACATTTAGACTTTGTGTACTTCCATAGTAACCAAACGAACCTTCTCCCTCTAAAAGTCCAGCTAGCCAACCAAACTCAAATTCTGTAAGCATCATTCGTCCCTCTTGATTGTATTCGTCTGTTTACGTTCTACCTTCCATGGACCGTGGTCTGTATAAATTGAACCCAAATATCCTAGGCCCTTTAAACTCTCTGGTTGTAAAGCATGGTGAAGCAACATTGTATCATGTGCTGTTCCAAATGTTCTTATCCCATACGCGCGCCATAGAAAAGCTACATCGTATAAGCCGTTCTGGAAGACTTTTGGGATTGTTGCATCCTCAAGAATGTAACGTATAAGCCTCCAACAATGTTGTTCAAGCTCTGGAGTTGTCCAATAGCTTCGACTCTTTGTTCTTTCGTCATGGATTGGAATAACAATTGCAAGGTCTTCCCTTGGTGCCATTCCCAAACATGTAACCTGCGTTCCGCTTGTCTCAATATCAATCGAAAGCATCTTGCATGGTTTAACATGGTCTTCGATGAATCTTTCAATGTCTTCGATCGTTGGTTCAATCCAGATTTCACACTCAGGCCGTCTGACATCAGGAAATTCCTTCTCTCGGTTAATCTTGGTCAAGTCCGCTATAGTGGTCGGCCGGAGTTCCCATTGTCGAGTAACAGCAGCAGGATGGTAAGTGCAAAGCAGTTTATAACCACTAACGGTATGAGTACTAACGCAAGTGGTTCCACGAAGCTTGGTGATACCAGTTCGGCCATATAGAGCCCACAGAGCAGAATTACCAAGACAGACAATGAGATTAGGGTCATGTAAGAGTATTTCGTCGCCAAGTCGATCCAGTTCATAGGAAAGCTCCTTTCGGACATAGCCTGATTTAATCAAAGCTGGAAATCCGGTGATGCCAGAGGCTTTGGGTCCACAGAAGTATTCGAGTTTGTTTCCAGGTGGGTGCTGTTGGAAGACGTTGGTGCGGATGACTTCTGGATGCAGTTCCCAGATCGCGTCAAGGCACCAGGGGTTGTAGGTGCGGTAGAATCGGGACATGTATTCACAATCGGATGTGGTGAACTCAATCACGGCAGCTTCGTGGAGCATCCGGAGAAGTTCGGCGCCGCTAGTGCCCACAAATGATTTTCCTATCTTAACCTCATTTTCTCCTTGGGCTTCACCTAACAACATTACTGGTTTCATATGACACGACCCAATAGATCACGATTCCTTTCTTGCATATGCTCTATTCCATGGCAAGTTTTGCATAAAATCTCGAGATTAGATGGATCATTATTGGTCCTATCTCTATCTTTGTGGTGTCTCGGTAATTCCTCAGTATGATCCTGGAAACTGCATCGTTCACATTTGTGTAGGTTCTTGTTACAGGAAAGAAGAACTCGCCGGGTAAGTCTTCTTATAGTGTTCTTTCCTTGACCATTAACCCTTGCATTTTGATTGCCCAATAACCCACCACGATGGAGCCCTTTTATACCTCGTCTACGCATAAATGATTGTATGATTTTTGCAGTACAAGCTAACTGCCCGCCTATTTCTCTACTAGATAAGCCTTTAGAAGAAAGACTAATGACGATAACCTTCCGTTCTTCTGTGGTCATTTCTATCCAGCCCATTTGGTTGCATCCGAAAAAGATGGGTCAGCATTTGCGCTGACCCATTTGGGAAGGAAGGTTATTCGCTAAGTGACACCGTCCTTGCGACCCGTGCAAAGATACGTTGCCCATCCTGCGATGGTTCGTGCTTGATCACGATCCCAACTTCTGCGTTCGGCGTCTGATCAACCGCAGCACGGACGGAAATGCCTTCGGAGAAGTCGATGCCGCAGTTCTTCAGCATGTCCGTTAGCATGAACAGTGACTTGTCCGTCAGGTAGAGAGTGTTATCGATCGTCTTGCCAGTTATGCCCTCGGGGAAAGTTTCCTCAAGGTCAGTTTGATCGACGTCGTCCAACGCAGCCACGATCCGATGCGTGAACTTAAGATAATCCGTCTGCTTTTGTGACGACTGCCCAGCCTCTGGCAGGCCTTGGATCACGGTATGATAGGTTCCAACAGGGATAAGCGGAGGGGGTTTCACATCTGCAGCAGGTTGGTCAAGGATTGATGCAAAGTTAGGCATTGTTTGTGTTCCTTTAGAATGGGATTTCATCATCAGTGGTAGACTTAGCTGGCCGGGCTGATGGTGCCTTTTGGTTCTCCTTTTCGAATTGCATGATTTCTTCCCTAAGAAGGTCCCTGACATCTTTGCAAGGGTCCCACTTTCCACAAGGATTAACGCGAGAAAGCGCCTTAAGGGCAATGGATAGGTTTCTGATTCTGGCTGTGACATCGATCATGGCTTTGCCTGTTCGGCATCTGATGGTAATGATACTCGCTTCGGCTGAAAGATAGCTCGGTTGAGTGCCATGAACCCTTGCTCTATATGGGTTCTAGCGATCGATAGCCAGCGTTTGTCATAGCCCACCATTGATTGGTATGCATCGATCTGTCGTAGGACTTCTTCCTCTATCACTTTGTTAGTGTTTACTCGTTGGATGTTATCTGACGATTGTGGCTGGTAACCTGCAACTGGCAGGCCTTCGTGGGATTCTGGCATCAAACTCTCCTTAAAACGACCGACTTTGGTCTGGCTGGCGCAGGTTTCGGAGGGCCGGTCTTGGCCTCTTTCCAACGTAGGGTCTCGAAGATCGTCGCGAGACCGGTTTCGATCGGGAGGGTTTTCCCTGCAAAGGCGCCGAGCTTTGGCATTGCGAGGTCGATCATCACGTCGGACTCGATCTGGATCACGCGCTTCCCGGCGTTGTTCTTGAATCGGATGTAGACCGGGAAATACTGCGGAATCTTCGGTGATAGCTTCTGGCCTACACCTTGCGGGAATATCTTCTTCGTTCCATCTGGCAGGTCCATGTAGACGCTGTGGCAGACGACTATGATGTTGGTTTGGAATGCAACAGAAGTAAGATTCGCGAGGACCATCTCGACGGCGTCCTGTGCAGCGCCATAGATTGCACGACCATCGACCTTTGCTGGTGCAATTGAAGCATGGTAGTCATAAGCCGCATCACAGAGACGAGAAAGCGAGTCCATAACGAAGATCACATCTGGGCCCCAGTCCTTTGGCTTCCCAAAGTCAGTATCCTCATACTTCCAGTCATCGAGCATCTTCATTGCTGCGATAAATGCCGTTGCAGGGCCATCGAGCATAGGCCCAGTTGGCCCAGCTTTGTACTTATCCCGCAAGGTACGAAACTCAACATTCACTGCCTTCTCTGGGCAATCTCGCATAACCTTATCCTTGAGCCCATCAAGTAGGTTGTCCATATCGAGGATACGAAGTTTGTATCCCGCAGCAACTAGCGACTCCAGCGCGGTAGTCTTTCCGGACTTGGCATCGCCAAGTAGTAGTAGCTTAGTGAAGAGATTAGATTGATGTTCATTAATGCTTGGCATTGATTTCCTCCTTAAGAATATCACGAACAATATCCCAAGCTTCGTTGAACCCTGTAATGGAGTCGTCGTAGTTTGGTTTCATCTCACACAAGTAATCATTTAGTCGTGCATCTATTCTATCTTTTATCTTCTGTATCTGTAAGACATATTCATCTTGTGGCATCACACGGCCTCATAGGTTGCGTCAAAGATATCAGGCTTGCATGGGTAAAGCTCCCCCTTGATGCCGCGGATGATCCAATCACCTAAATCTGCGCGCATTCGACCTTCCAAGGTATCGATATAGGCACAGCGGAGCACTGGATCATACTCTACGCCAGCAACATGTTCTGATGGGTAGTCTACGTCGAATGCACCATCGGTAACTTGAACAGCTTCGATAATCACTGGCTTCTTGCGAAAGTATGGCATGGCTTATCCTTGTGGTTTTGCGAACATTACCTCGGTATAGATCGTTAGCAAGTCCCCATCACGCACGTCGTACATATGTGGCTGTGGTAGCTTTACCGTAATCGTCGTCGTTCCACCTATGGCGATCTTGAAGCCGTAGTCTCCACGGTCTACGACCCGGCCTTTCAACAACGGTAGCACTGCACGGAGTTCACTCATGGATTGGCCTTTGTGAATGATATGTTGATAGAATCCCCAACCATCCAACCTGCTGGTGGTGTCATGCCAAAGAACAAAGACTCGAACGATCCTTCAAACGACACATACCAACCACCCTCGGCTTCGTTGAATACAGTATCCGGCCCGAAGCCTGACATGTACTTCTTATCATGGTGCTGCCAGATGCGTTTGATCTTAGTCTGAACGGTGTATTGTAGTCTTATCGGGCTCTTAGCGGGTTCCAACGTTCGTCCTCCGGTAGTTGAATGAAATCAGACTTGAGAAACCTCTCGCGTACCGCGGCTGGCCTAGAACAAACCTCGCGAAAGCGGCACCCGCCATAGTTCCCACAAGCGGTGTCGTTCATTGGCCAGTAGTTGGCTTCGGCGAAGGCTTCTGCGTTGGCTAAATGATATTCAAGATCATCAAGCCATTCATCAATGACTTCGTCGCTGCGATACGTTGGCCGCCGTTTGAACTTCATTGGCTTCTCGTTAGTCACCTGTGCAGCTTCAACGATCACGCCAGATACGACAGCATCAAGAATGACCTTTCCAGCGAAGGTATAGAGGGTCATTTGATTGTTTGGTGAGTATTGGGCGAAGTAGAAGTCGGTAGGGGTAGTGCTGGTGGTCTTATGATCGACGACGAAGATCGAGTCGGCGAAGGTGACTACGCGATCGAGATGACCACAGAGGATGTAGGATTGTGCATTTGGAACTGGTTTCCTTGTAGCACGACTACCCCCACTCTTATCTTCATAATCCAAGTACGTTTGTGATGGCCCCCAATCCAACTGAAACTTAAAACTCAACTCCACCGCCGGTTTCCCATTCTCTAAGATCAAAGTCTTGCAAGGATCATCCCTGAACTCGTCTAGATAAGCCACTACCAGATGCAGCAGTTGATCCTTATTCTTATGCGAAAACGGCCGCAGTGTCGGGTCCGGGTCCCAGTCCTTGATCCTGGCCAGTAGCAGCTGAACAGTGTTCCGCACCGCGTCTTCGAAAGATAAACCCATCGACCGGGAGATTTCATAATCGTAGATGGCTTGGTGGTACTCGGAACCGAACCGTAGGTGGATCGATTCCTCCTTTGGTATCCAGCCTTCGATCATATGGTATTGGTAAAGGCGAGGGCAAGTTTTGAGGTAGCCAAGGGAAGTTGCATCCCAAGCGTACTGTATCTTCGTTCCGGGAAGGAACGGGCTGGCTGGCATGTCGAGCATTATTTCCTCCACTTACCCAGATTCTTCTTTCGCCAATTCTGTCCTTCTACAGCACAAGAATAGGCTTCATTGACCATTTCCATATCGCTATTTGGCCGTTCGCCACATAAAATATCACGAATGCGCCTTTTGGCCCACTTCTGAACGTAGTAGTTGAAGTCTGGATCGCGAGCTAGTAAAACAAACATTGGTTCGTCGGGAAGGGCATTATTGTAACAATCAAACTTTCCGGGGTTGTTCTTTGTACCCATCAGAACCTCCGCTTCATCGTACTCGGCTTCGGTGGGGCCTTTGGCAGGCTCGCGAGTAATTCACTTAGCTGCATCACCGGTGCGGGCTCGCCCCGCGATTTCTTCGGTCGGGCCCCTTGCTCGCGCAGGGTCCGCTGCTTTCGCTGGTAAGCAATGATCCGATCAAGGTCTTGCCTTGATAGCTCAAGTGGATCGATTGCCATAAGAGCATCGATATCGTTGAAGTCGTCTTCTGGTTCAGTCATTGACAGCCCTCGGGTAGATGGTGAACTCAAGGTATACGCCTACTATACCGATTCGGCTCCGGTTGACATTGTCACCTCTGTGTTCAGCGGCTCTCATGAATAGGTGCGTCCAGTAGTCTATATCTCGTTGGTCAGTACCATCTATTCGAATGGTTACAGGCTTCGGCTGTCGCCCAAATGGTTCATCGCTCATTCTAAATCTCCCAGTGTTTTCCTCAACTTATGATACTGTGACGATTCCCTCACATGCTGGTTTACCCAATCTCGAACGACGCCGGTCCAACCACGGCCGAAGATAGCTTCCATTGCTCGGCAATCGAGTTCGTTAAGGTTCAAGGTGACCTTGCGGAGTGGCTGTTCGCTGCCGGGGTTGGGCATTAAATCGAAATCCTTATGAAGAGGATCAGGAAGTATAAAACGACGATCGCAATAAAGATATCATCGCTATTCATTCTGGCAACTCCATCGCCATTTGATTACGGTAGATTGTTCATCAAGGATTATAAATTCTTGTGTAACAAGGCCTTGACGTTCGAGATCAAGTAGATCGTCGACCTCTGGTGCATCGCGGCGATCCATACATAACGTTTTACCAGCCTTTAAACCTGCAATCAGTTGATCTTTTGTGAAGTTACGCTTGCATGTCATTCTGGCAACTCCGCGTCTTTATGTGCAATGAAAAGCGTCCCTTCCGGCTTCGGTTGGAAGATCATCATATCCTCAAACCCACCGAAGGTCTGTCGGCATTCGTAAAGTGCATTGACCAGCTTCAACTGATCCTTCGGTTCCACATTCACGCAGAGACCAATTTCCTCAGCCTCTGCCCTTTGCCAAAGTTCCAGGTAAGTCTCAAGAGGAAGTCTCGTTACCATTGCTATGATCCTCCAACATTCGCATTTCGTCTCTACTAAGCCGTGGAACGTCTTCAACTTCGCTCAGATTCTCAATCAGCCCCGGCTCAAGAGTCCGCTTTTCAGCATAAACCCAAGCATAGCCATCCTGCGAATGCTTGATAATCATTGTCAGGCCATCATACTCACTATGCCCATGCATCTTATGTCCGAGTTCAAAGATCATCCGGTTCTGTTGCCGATCAAGCGAACGAAACTGGTTACAACGCATACGCCAGTACTCCGCCTCTTTCTCAGTACGAAAGGGAATCCTAGCCCCTTTCTCGTCATCGACCGCGCGCTCAAGGAACTCCTTGCAGTCGTTGTATGCAAGGATTGAATTAGACAGTGCCATTTTGTTTTCCTACCATTCTATCTGCTCTGAATCGATCTCGATCAAGCGATCGCGGGATCGCGTCGAGATTACGTAGTCCAGATTCTGATCTTGCTCGCTCGGGTTCTGCCGGATTAGCCAAGGGTCCAGGTGCACCACCGTGGACCATTCGAGGCCTTTGGCTTTATGCCCAGTGGTGAGGTAAAGCCTGCCCTGCTGCTTAAACAAATGCTCCGCATAAGCCATCGCCTGACCAAGGCTCTGCCCGCGCTCCGCGAAGACCTTCATACAAGCCGCAGTGTCCTCCGCGGTCTTCGACTCTTTCTCTAACTTATCTTGCAACCACTCTTCAATCGCAGAAAGAAGTCCTGCACGGCCAAGAGTTTCTGGTCCGAGCTTCCGCATGATGCCAATAAGCCGAGGGCCAATGTCACTGCCTGCGAGGGAGATTGATCGGCCCGCACCGAGAAGCTGCATTCCGAGTCGGAATAATGGAGCATTATTGCGGCAGATGATCGTAGCGTCTTCAGGGAGATCGTTAGCTCGAAATCTTGCAGGGAGTTCAACAGAGCCTCCTTCGGTTAACCAGCGGAAGTGCGGCACTCGCCAGTGGACGTTGCGAACAATTTCGCTTGGGCAGCGGAAGGAGATAGAAAGTGGCAGCTCGTGGCATTTGTAATGCGCCGTAGCCTGCTTCATTCCTCCAGCTTTAGCACCACGGAAGCCATAGATATTCTGATACGGGTCTCCAACTCCAATAAGACGGCCTTTGACGAGCCGCTCAAGTAGTGTATGGTTAACCGGCGATAAGTCTTGATACTCATCAACGAGTACAGTGGGAAATTTAGGGAATATGCCGCCAAACAAAGCGGGCATGTACACCTGATCGTTATAATCGATCGTCCCTTCATAAGCGGCCTTAATCGATCGTGTAAGGACTGTATCAATAAGGTCTGTGGTAAGGTCATCTGGCACCTCGTCAAGCATGGAGTAGAATTGGCTCTGCGACACTAGCCTCTTCGCGTTCGGGTAGACCCCTTCCGGGATGTAGCCGAGGGCTTTCGCGAGTGCGACACCTTGCGTAACTTCGGAAAAGACTGACCAAATTGCATCACGATGGCCGCTAGGCGCAGCGTCGATAATTGATTTAAGGATGGTTCCTGACTTCTTAGGATCGACCTTAAGTTGTCTTGATTGGGAACTCGCCCATATACGATGACCGATCGAATTAAACGTTCGTACGGTAGTGGTCGATAGCATTCGGCCTTCTGCTTCATCAGCGTTCTTTCGGTTGAAGACAAGGTAGAGTATGGGCCCCCGTGGAAGCACCTGCTCGATGGCTTCGAGCGTAGTAGTCTTTCCTGTCCCGGCCAGGGCCGAGAGCATTAGGTTATCCTTGGTCATCGAGGCAGCATTTAAAGCGTCAAGCTGCTCATCTGTATGGTGGTGAGTTGTGGCATCCACGGGGTGATCTCCTGGTTATGCTTTGTTTATCAATCGCTGTGCACGTTCTAGTGCAGCGCCGAAGGTAAAGGGCCCATACATAGAGACATTATTCATTTCTTTTGGAATTGGTTTTGTGAATAATGTAGGCAGGAAAAAGCGAGAATAGTGAAAGATAGATGTGCCACAGAAAGCCCAACGGTAACCCATCGACCGGAAATATTTAGCAAGTAAACAGCCATGTGGGCTGGCGTAGTCATACGACGTAGCTGGATTCTGCTTCTCCAACCATGCAACTAGACCCTCAAGCGAGAATACATTTGGCTTAGTTGTGACTTCCCATTTTGGATCGTAAAGCATTTCTAGTCTCCTTATACCATTCTCTTCATGGCCATTTGTGTGATCTTAAGCTGGGTCACGCGAAACATTTCGGCTACCCCAAGCCAGCCCCTTGCGAGTAGCTTATCCATGTCGTTGCCCTCGGTATTGTGCAGGTGTGCAAGCACACAGGCACATTCCTGCGCTTCACGCAGGTGATCCATTAGCTTCGCGTAGGTTTCCCCACGGGTTACTTGGCCACCAACGGTTTCATAACGCATCATTTATCTCCTTCATCAATGATCTTTCCCATCTTGGTTATGCCTTCGTTGATTGCATCCATGTCCTTCTTTCGATCTTCCAAAGTCGCGCCGCTGGTTCTGTTGCTTGCCAGATGTTCAGCAATCAACTTTTTGATTACTTGATCACTAAGTTCATCAGACGCTGCCTTACGTTTATGGTCCATCTCGTCTTGCCCATACATTGGATCGAGTTTTGCAATCAATCGACCCATACCACGATTTGCTGCGGCTAGATGGCTATGCATGGTATCAAGTTTATTTTCAAAGTTGCGGTTATCATCTAACCGTAACCTTCTCATATCATGCAAATGGGTTAGGATAACATCAATTCCAAGCCAGTGTTGTATAAAATTGGCCATCAAAATCTCCGTTTGAATTGTTTCACTACCACAGGTGGTAGCTTCGCTAGCAGGGCCGCGAGCAGTTCCTTGTGTGGGGCACTGGAATGGGCATAGTGGTCGGGCAGGTCTGGTGGCATCTCAAAGATTGTCCAAGATAGATGGGTTGGATTATGATCCATAACTAAACGCATCCCCTCGTCAAGTTTGTTTACCGCTAATGGAAGATGCCACCATGGATAAGCTCTATGCCCGCTAGTCGAAATGATCCACCAATAGCCAAGGTTATCACACTCGACACAGCCAAGCCCATGGCACTCCGAGCATTCCATCTTCTCAGCGATATCGAATGCAGGTTCGCCGTAGACTTTGTGAGCTATGAGGAAGAGCTTCTTCATTGCAGGGCTCTTCGCTGAAGTCTTTCTATATTGGCTTTGATACAGGCACAAAGCGATGAAAGCATTGTATCAACATTACCATTCTCAGTTTTGCCTTCAAACCATAAGCAGACATATGCAGCAATTAGGATGTTGGTAGCTTCTTCAGGATTGTCAGCTATGTTCCTTAGCTCTCCATAGATAAACTCAGCCTTGTCCATTGTCTCTTTAGGCGCTTTCTTCCAGTTGGTCATTTAATGATCCCCATCTCTATCAACGCTGCCCTCGCTGCATCCAAGTCTGGCTGTGTGATCCCATCCTTAATCAACCGCTTTGCAATCACCGCCGGTCGCAGGTACGGTTGGCCACCGCCTTCGGTCGAGTGCTTCGCACTGAGCAGGGCAAGGGCTTTTGCTAGCCCTCCTTCGGAAAGCCGAAAGGCTATCACGCATGGCGAGTTAAGCGAAGGGACTTCCGCGTAGACGTTGATGTCATCCGCCCAGACCTTAACCGCGTGGTTAGGTGCAGCGGTGGGTAGGACTTTTGCATTCATGACGTTCCTCCATTAAGCTTGCGCCAGAGCGCCTCCGCAGCTGCTCCATGACGATGCGTGCCGTCTTGGGTAGTGTAGACCTGCAAGCAGCGATCGGCCCAGGCGAGTTGCTCGTCGGTGGCCTTGGCAGGATCAATATGAGCAAGTTCGAGGACTTTCTTGAGGTCTGGGTCGATCATGGCTTCACCAGTACTTGATTACGAAGTGGATTATCACATAGCAAGCAAGTGCAATCCAACCAATTGCAAAGGTAATAGTAAGGCACTGCACAATCCATTTGATCCATTGCATTAGAACCGCCTCCATGAACGTTTGCGTGCAGGTATGGTTGGCTCGCCTATGGCCTCGGCGATGGTGTTGTAAAGGGTGGCAGGGCCATCTAGCATGACTAGGGTCACACCCTCTGGCAATGGCAGCATCTCAGGCTGCAGGTCCGTCTGTACCCACCCGCCCCGGTCATAATCATAACACCATTCCGTCCCTACCGTCCCGCGTTGGATAAACCTCGGCAACATCTCGCGATGGCGACAACGTGGTCGGCTCCCTGCGGGGCACTCACATTCCTTCGTTGTGCAGAGATAGCTGGCCTCGACGTTCATATGTTCGTCAAATTTGGTTATCCGATATTGGTCGCCGGCATGTTTGCAATTGTAGAGGCTAGTCATAAGCCCATCCCTCGCGCTGTTCGGTTTCGATATCAAAGTCAGCTGCATCCACGCATTCATGGCAAGTACAGGTATACGGTATCCTTCGCGTTGCGAGCCTGATCTCGCAACGCGTAAGCCATCTTGGCATTTGGTTTGCTCGATTAGATGCTTGCTCTAGTTGATACGCAAGCCACCCGCGCTCAGGCACCGTTGGTTTGCGGGTGCGATGCAGGTAGTAATCGATCACGTGGAGATTGCCTATGTCACTCACGGCTTGCGTTCCAGCTTTTCAATTCGATCTTGCAGCCGCGCTATTTCGCGGTCCTGATCCTTGACAGTGGCATCGCGCTTTTCGTTATCGTGATATTCAGATGCACTTTCTCCACACCCGGAAAGCATAAGCAGCGCGAGAATGGTGAAGCGGCTCACAGCACATACCTCGGCAGTGCCAACACCGCTACGATGAACAGGATTATGTCAATTGGTTCTGGCATGGCTCAATCCTCCATTGTATACCCTATTATACCATTTCTAGCACCTAAAGTCAACTACGATTTGACTAGATTAGGCAAGATAGTAGAAAGGCCCAGCGAGTGGACTGGGCCTTTGGGGATCAACCCCTACGCTCCATTTTGGTTAGGGCTACCTCCGCATCGATGTCCTGGCCACGGAGGCCAAGGATCGATAGTGAGGCTCGGAACGTGGCTTCGCCGATGGCACCAACTATGAACCAATAGCGAACGCTAGAGGCTTTGGCATTGCGGAGATCGAGATAGTCGTTGGAAAGGGTTGGCATGGTGATGCTCCAGTTAGAGAAATTGACAGCTTGTAAGGTTTCACCGCCTATGCGCTATTAGAAGGCGAAACGGAACCTTACCTTGTGCTTTGCGCTAGCCCGTTGCTGCCGCGGCTGCTTTCGGAGTACGCTCGCCTTCTAAGAAATTGCCCGTGGTGTTAAATCTGCACCACGGGCAAGGGATGATCTTAACCTCGGCTTATCGCCGCAGGGCGCCAGTGGTAATCCTCTTCCGTTCCGCCGCCTTCGAGCCAAGACGAGAGCGGAACGTAGTAATCCCATTCGGCGTAGCGCTTGCCGAAGTATTTGCCTCGGGGTTGAATATCGCCGTAGTGAGCCTTGGTCATATCCCCTTCAGATTGAGGCGCACTCTCCGTTGTCACAGGCTGGGTTGGGGCACTCGGCGATAAGCCACTCTCCGGAACGGCAGGAGCCATATCCGAAGTAGGGAGAGGTTCACTCTGACCCATAGGCTGCACAGGCAATCCTGTTTCCTTCGAATATGCCTGTCCTTGGATACCAAAGGCATAGGTCTCGTTGACTACCTCAACCGGCTCAGAAGGAACAGCTTGTGGATACACCGGCTCAGGCTTAGGCCGGGCAGCCTCTTCGGCAGCCAAGCGATCTTGCTCGGCCTTACGGGTTGCCTCTTCAGCCTTGTGAAGCTGCTCAGCCTTAAAGCTTTCCAACTCCGCCTTCTCCTGCGGGGACATTAGAACCGTAATATCCCTTTCCGACCCCGTTCCAGCCGCTACCGCCTGCCCTACAGTGCTGTGAACCACTTGGAATGTATGGACGAGAGTAGCGACCTTATCCTCCGCCTCCAATTGGCGAAAGCCAGCTTCGTCGCGTTCCGCCTCCACGGAACGCAGTTTAGTATTGAGTTCATCCTGCGCGGCCTTGAGTTCCATAATCCGAGTCTCTAGCCGGGCTATGGTATCACCATCGCGGATGTGACGCCCTTCGAAGTCGTGGACTTGACGCTTGAGATCAGGCTCTGACTCAAGTGCTCTATAGGCTTCCGCAATCTCGCGGATAAAGTTATGTCCGTGTTCAGTCATGGCTCAGTTACCTTTCGATTGGTCTTGAACTACCATCGCTTGAAAAGGGCAGGGTGATCCTGAGATTATGGGCCTTGGTATGAGGCGTTACTGGGATCGAACCGGCACACCCAGCTTCGGATTAGAGCTTTGGAGAAGTTCATGGCCTTGTCATGTCTCCAGTGATCTTATCACCCGCTCCGAGCCTTAGTATCCTTCCACTTATACCTTGGCAGTTCTCATTGCTCACCCTGTTTGGGACTACTGGCCCCGTGTCTTGCCTAGGCGATACGCAGCATGTGGCTGGCTAAAGCGCGCTGTTTCTCGCTTAGGATAGCTGCGTTAGTGCGCGGTCGCTCCGCTCGGCTTTTGCCTCGGCGCCGCCATACCAGCCTGCTTGGCAGAAAGCGGGACCTTATCGCCCTTCTCTTTCCGCTTCGGCGTGACCCTTGGCTTTGCCTTGACCTCTTCGCTCTCGGCTTTCGCACCGAACAGGCTCTTGAGGTTCAGGGCGTTTGTGCCCTTGGCATCAGTTGCCCGCTCCGCGAGGTTCTTCTCCGCAAGCTGTAGCAGGCTCGGGTTACGCTCCAAGACCTCCTTAGCAGCCACGGTTAGTTCCCTTGCACTGTACGCGCCGACTTTCTGGCCAGAGTTGCGGATCAGGTCCTTGACCATGGCCTTCGCAAGGCGCATCGCCTCAGTCTGTACCGCACCGGAGGCTTTTGCCTTCTTGGCACCAGGGACAATCCCATCACGTAGTTGCTGGGCTGTCTTTTCCGCTGCTTCGAGGACTTCTTTCTTCCGGTCTTCCAACTCTTTGCCTTCGAGCTTTGTGATCCCGGCGAGGCTCTTAGCCGCACCGTTGGCCTTGTTCAGAAAAGCCTCCGCACCTGCGATAAGCAGGGCTTGGTAGGTCTGATCTGGCAGGGTAGAGAAGTTTATCTCGATTGCGCCAGCCGAACCTTTCAGTTCAATCAGGGCAATGAAATCAGGAGCCGGACCTGCATCCGGGCCTTGTTCAACCGTTACGTCAGTCATCTGTCGATATCCTTTGTCTGACATCTTTAGGTTCTGGCTCTGCGCTAGGACCGTCGGCGAATGAAGCAAGTCCATTATTGCCCGTCCTCTATGGCCTCGTCAGCAAGGGCATAACCCTTGGAGGGGCTTGTGAGCCCCTTTCGGCCTTTAGTGAGCTTTATACCCAACCTTCGCCAACTCCCGGCGAAAGTATTCCCGATCCTCTGGCGTTAGCTCCTTAACCTCTGCCATGAACTCGCCCATGCTCTGGCCTGGATTGAATCCGAAGTAGTGCTTAATAGCTGCGATAAGTGACATTTCTTGCATGGTATTCTCCTGTTTGATTAGGGCTAGGACTAGAGTTGGTAGTGTTAGCTGGCCTTGAACTTAGCGGGATAACTCTCCGCAACTGGCACAATCACCATTACCACGCTTGTGCAGTTAGGATAACGGCGTAGAGCATCGAGCATAACCTCGTCAAGACTATCCGCCTCAGTATTGGTTTCATACTCCCCCCTTGGAGTGTTGACTGTTAAGTGAACTGAGTAGCGCATTGCTATCGCCTCCACCATCTACGCAGGGCATTGACTGTGCCCGGCTCCGGGCTAGAATTGGTAGTGTTACCCACCCATTGGCACCGCATCGGATGCACCTCCCAACGCTCTACCATCCCATGCCATACCTCGGCAAGCCTGCCGCATTGGGCACAGATAGGGTTGGCCTCGTCCTCGCGATAGTGAACCGTCTCCATAGGCCTTCGCATCCGCAAGCCTTCGGCTTCGCCCTCGACTACCGTCTTAGGCTTCCCCGCGTTGAACGTGATAGTACCAGTGTTATACGGGTCCGGAGCTCTGGCGTGGGATATCAGCGCGATAGCATGGGTTGGAGTTGGTAGTGTTATCATAGCTCACTCCCTTCCCTTTGGCTCATACCCAAGCCCGTTGATGTAATCCACTGCCCTAGCATTGAGATAGGTAACAACCCCATCTGCAACGCTACAAGCCTCATCCTCATACTCGAACTCAACCTTAGAACATACCCACGTCCTATCATACCAGCGAATAGCCGGATGGAATGGACCTAACCCTACAGTTGTTGCAATCATTGGCATAGCTCCCTGCTGGAGTTGGTGGTGTTACTTCCCGCGTTGAATTAGCTCAAGCCGCTTCTCAACCGCAAAGGTCTCCGCATCACGCATTGCCTTTACTATTTCAGCCTGTGCTTCAAGCAAGTAGCAGAGTATTTCACTCCCATGTAGCAATCCATCCCGCCACATCTGCATACGCTCTTCAAGGTTCGGCATTGACATAGTTCCTTCCCAAGGGCCTATTCCCTCGCCCCACCATCCTGCGCCCGAATTGTGGCAACATTTGGGCGCCGAAATCACTTCCGCGTGATGTTGCGCTGCGAAGCGGGGCTGGAGTTGGCAGACGAATTCCGATTGTACGTTCCATTATACACCAAATCCCCTGCAATGTCAACAGCTTAAGCACTCGCGATTCCCTCCGATATACCCCCGATGTACCCCCGATTCTCCCCCGATAGGCCGATAGGCGAAACCAT